CTCATCACACAACAAGCCACTACCACAAAGCCCACACAACCGCCAAGCATAAGCGCTAGATGGATTAGCCACCAGGGCATCATGATTTGTCCTCCTTAATTGTTAACCCTTAGCCTCTTTTCGGCTTTTCTAACCAACCATGCGGCTGCCATTTTTCGCCGCGTTTCTTCTGTGTGCTTTATCCCGAATCTACAGTTTTTTTCTCCAGTATTAGCTTCGCTTATTTTTCTTCGCGTTTCTGGAGATGGAGTATTTCCTTTCTTAGCTTCGCTCATTTTTTGTCGCACTTCGCTCGAAAATTTTCTTCCAAAGTTGGGGTTATTTTTGCCAGCCAGAGCTTCGCTTATTTTTTGTCGTGATTCGGGTGAATGTTTCTTCCCAAACATGGGATGTCTTTCACCTTGATTAGCTTCACTCATTTTTTTCCGTGATTCGATTGACCGTTTTCTCCCGAAGCTGGGATGTTCTTCGCCAAACTTTCCAAAATTGGGACTATTTACACCAACATTCCTACCCTTACTAGATTCTCCTATTTTTTGTTTTGTTTTTTCGGTATGCTTCTTGCCAAACTTCCCAAACATAGGATGTCTTTCGCCACTATTAGCCTTACTTATTTTTTGTCGTGTTTCCACTGTAGGAATATCTCCACACTCGCCACCATGCGTTAAATTGTATCCATATTTTTTGTTAAAAGTCTGGAATTCCCCTATTAACGAAGCTTCTTTTTTACGGGCATCGCTTTTTGTTAATCTTGAAAACAATATTTCATGCTCGTAGTTGTCCCATCCATATTTTTCAATAGATCTACGGAAATAATCGTTTTTATTATAACCATTACCATTTTTCCATCTTTTCTCTGGATTACAGCGAGTTATCCCTATATATTTCTTTCCGTTAATTTTGTTGATGTGTATGTAAACCGTGTAGCAATTTTCATCATTCATTATCATCACCTCTTAGTGTTATTATATCATACTTTATCATACTTTACAATATAAAAACAATATGTTATACTACTTTCGAGGTGGTATCATGAAGAAGAAAATTGCCATTACTATTGACGAAGAAGTATATGAAAAACTAAAGGAGTTGTCAGAAAAAGAATACAGGACGCTTAGCAGTCAGATAAACAAAATCCTTAAAGATTTTATTAGTTTTGAAGGATAAAGGATAAACGCCTTTATCCTTTTTTATTTTCTTCTAAAATCTTCTGCACAAGTTCTATAACTTTTATCCTATATTCTTTCAGGCTTCCGTCATTTTTGATGTAATAATCAAAGTCAAAATTGTCAAGAGCAATTTCACTGACGTGCGATGGGTCTCGATTACTCACATGTCCTGGCCTGTCAATGCGGACTGTTACCACACGACCAGTTATCCATGATAGGGAATTGATGCGCTCGATCTCGTTGGGGTAGCGACAGTCGGTGAAGCAGATGATATCAGCATTTTTGGATTCTTGATACCACCTTAATTCTGGCATTGCACAGTCAACCCACATATCAGCATTATAGTTTCGCCCTACAGTCCCTAAGTCTTGGAGAAACTTTCCTCCACGTTCATCCTTTGCGCCGTCCCAACCCATTCTTTCAGCAAACCTTTTCAATTCGTCAGCAAACGCAATTCGTCCAACAGCAAGATTTCCATTTTTAAACCATCCAAACATTTTTTGTGTAAACTCAAAGAACGTATCCTTGCCGCTCTGGGCTTTTCCTGAGAGTAAAAATATGATCAAATTAATCACGCTCCCTTAAATGTTAATATCTCGCCATAGAATTTAAGCGGTATTTTCCTTGTCGGCCCCGATCTGTTTTTCTCAATCGACAAGCAGTAATTAAACTCTGCCAAAGTCGCTAGTTCATCAGCATATAGTGGCCTGAGATAGCCGTATAGGTCACACTCATTCTTCATTGCTCTTGCGCCTTCTAACTTCTCATCATCGTTGACCTGTGCAAGCATGATAACCGTTGCGCCTAACTCCTGCGCTAGTGTTTTCAACCGTTTAGCCGCAGTCTTTAGCACTTGCCATTCTTGCAACTTAGCGTCAAGCGTGTCCATTCTGCCGATATAGTCAACCACTATCACACGGCATTTCTTCTGTGCTGCATATCTGCGGCATATACTGACTAGCTTTTGCATGGTCAAGGCTGGCTCTGTCACAGAATAAAATCCTGAGTTGTTCATAACATCGAAGGCTTTCATTACTTGTGACACTTCTTTGTCATCTAGCTTGCCTGATGCAATTTTTGAGTGGAATATCCCGGTTAATATGCTCATCCATCGGCAATCCATTTGTTCGCCAGACATTTCGGTATTGATATACAGGGATGGTATTTTGCTTTTAACCGCTATATCTCGCGTCAGGTTCATAGCGAAGGCCGTTTTACCTTTTCCTGTCTGAGCCGCCAAGATGATTAGCTGTCCAGGCTCAAAACCACCATTTAACGCCATGTTTAAATCTGTATATGTAGTGTAAATACCGCCATTAGATTTCTGATTCATGCGCTTTTCAATGGTATCCATCATTCGCCTAGCGTGTTCATTTGGTGTCATTATCTCCGACTCTTGACCGCCTACGGTGAATATACTGCTCTCAATTTCTGCGGTAATGTCCTGCGGTTCCATTCCTTCGCGCACTCTGTCAATTACCTTCACAGCCATATTTGACAAACAACGATATTCATAAAGCTTGTTGAGTTTGTCAGCAAGAGCAGAAAATGTGCCGGAAGGGACAAACGCCTCTTTAATCATCAGCCAGGATACGCCAGAGCCGCTTAAAAGCTCTTTTCCCTCCTGCGCAACCGTCAACACATCAATCTTTTTATTAGCTTCGTACATGGTTTTCATTAGCTCAAAAACAGCCTTGTGAATTGGCTTGTCAAAGTGTCCTTTGTTTAGTCGCGCCATCCCTAATGTTAGACAATCGCTGCCTTGACACATTGAGCCTAATACTAATTGTTCAAGTTCATAGTCAATCATTGGCGATAACCCCACTCATCAAGATTAAGCGCATTTTGCTTGCTTGCCTTAACTTCATCTTCCCATCGTTTGCCGTTTAACCAAGTCGCTGCATTTGGAACATACTGACCGTTTTCTTTTAACCAGTTAGCACTTTTCTTTTGTACCGCTAAAGACTGTAAAATTTTAGCCAACATATCAGAATCCGGCTTAATCTTTTGCCATGCCTTAACTGCGTCTTGCTTGGAAACTTTTTTGGGATACTCTGTCCAAAACTGATCAAAACCGACAGTATAAGTATTCTTACCCTTATTACCATTATTGTTTGTGTCGGACAGCGGTTGCTTTGCGGTTGCTTTATGGTCGGTTTCGCTGTCGGATTTACTAGGCGATACTTGGTATTGCTCCCAATTTATAAGGGTTACAAGGCTTTTTTTGTTGTCGGTTTTGATGTCTAAACTTTGGTTCCCTTTTAACCATTGCATATAGTCCCAAAATGTCGAAGGTTTCATCTTTAACTGTTGCGCTCCGGCATTTCTTCCTGTGATAAATTGCCCTGGTTTAAGGTCTATTTTTTGTAGTCCGACAAGCTGTGTGTGTTCTTTATGGCTTGCTTTCATCAGACACCATATCCAAACTTTCAGCAGCTTTTCATTTTGGAATATCGGTTTATTTAACAGACAGCGTGCTAGTTTTATGTATCCGTCCATAGTTAACCGTTCTTTGCTTGGTAATCTTCTCTAACATTAGCTAGTGAATAAATTACCTCCATCATCTGCGTAATACATTGGCGTGCATTTTTTCGTACTTCCGCACCAGTAAAGCGAATAACCTTGTATCCGTTGCTCAATAAATACCGTTCGCGCTCATAATCTTTCTGCATCTGCAACTGTCCTTCGTGGAAACACTTGCCATCGATCTCGATAACGTAGCGATTGTTATATAGAAAATCTGCTCTGTATTTTCCGATCGCAGCTTGTGGAATTAACAAACTGGCTGCATCGCTGATTTTGCTTGTCCATGCGTGGTATGCATTGAAAAATTCAGTTTCTACAAGATTCATTTCTGGCTTTAACTCGATCAATTTTTATCTACCTCCTTCTGCCATCCTCTCCACTCGAACCACATCAACCCATCAATCCATTGCCCTGTCCACCAAATCTCATAGCCATCTGCCACATCATCAGGTATCTGCTCTACTGCTTGCTCGATGGATGAGGCAGAGAGGCGACCGGATAGGTTAATCATTTTCTCTTGGCGTTATAAACCCTATTACCACACCAACTATCACACCAACAATAAATACACAAAAATCTAACACTTCTATCCCTCCCACTTCCACCGATCCACAATTCTCATAGCCTCTCTATGCTGCTCTAACATGCTCTTGCCTCTAAACCTCTCAGGCAACTGCTCAAAGTCTAACTGCATCACCTCTGCAATGCCTGTACGCTGCTTGCATATGTCGCCTAGTCCTGTGGCTTGCGATTCTGGACGATGTAAAGGCTTATGACAATGCAAACAGCGTGCATACATGGTGGTCAACTCCTAGCGCATACTGTTATATTCGCTCCATCGCTCTTCCCATATTTCTTCAACATAGTCAAAGCAATCAGCGCAAACCGTGATATAGTTTGATTCTTCATCGATATACATTGTGCTCATATGCCTACGATTTGGATATACAAGCCATCTATTGCACATACCACAATATCCAAATAGCTTGCGAGTCCATTTAATAATCATTAATCCCATGAAACTTCTTCATCTTTAACAACCTTGCCGAATCCGCTAAAAGCATCCGGTTTCAGTTTCTTCAAAGCTGGAACTTCCACGCCTTTTCTGATCTCTTCAATGCTTCTCGTTTGATGGACATATAACCGTGTTCCGATAGTAGTTCCATCGCCTTTCATATACTCTTCCTCGCCCAATACAAGACCGATAAGCTTGCCATACATCGTTTGCTCATTATTGCTAAATGTGTAGCCATTGTTTGACTTTTCAACTGCTGTGATAAAGCCCTTGAAGAATGGCAACGCTTTATCCTTATACGACTTGATGAAGCTTGCTCCCCAAAATCCTTTGCTATCGCTGAGTTGTTGGTAATGCCCTTCAAACTCACCAAAAGCAATGTCATATTCGATTTTTAGATATTCTTTGTCTGGCACATCAACAACTGATGTGATACGGCAGATATAGCCACCAGGAGCAACCTTTTTGAATTCTTGGATGTCAGCAACCTGCGATAAATCAATGTTTCTCATATTTCATATTCCTCCAATTTTTTAATAACTTCACTTAGATCGTTCTCGATCTCAAATTGTTCGAAGCAGCCTAGCGGACTTTTAGCGGTTGAATTTTTTGATTGAGTTTCAAAAATGTGTTTTCCGTTCACACACTTTGCAATCAAGACAGTAGTAAATTTGCTTTCAAGCACAATCTTGTCCAGCTTTTTACCGCTTGTCTTAATCCTGGTGAACATGAATCCGCTATCGTCACGCTCTGTTTGCGTGTGTGCCATGAAAACAATAGTCAAATCCTCGCGGTATAGATGGGCTTTACTCACTAAGTCCCAAACAGATGTAGCCAAATCAAGCCACTTGTCAAAGCCCTTGTCCTTACTGCGCTTAAATTCATCGTCAATCATAATCGTGTTGATTGTATCGACAATGACAGTTTTAATGTGTGGGGCTTTGTCGGCTATCCCTGCGATAACTGAACCCACCTTGTCAACATCGCTTGTCT